GCGAAGGATGCTATCGTACCATGTGTACTGATTGGGATTATGCTAATGTTAGAGATTTCGAGTGGCTCACATCTGAGTGGGAAACTACGTACAGTAAAATTACCGACAAAATGTTGCCTTATGAAATAATGGGAATTGGCGAAACTTTAAAACATGAATACAATTTAGAAATGTCTGATTTAGATAGCGACAGCAGTAAATTTTTTAAATTAGTTTACAGCAACATCCCAAGGAACTTAAGGCGACTATAATGTACGATATTATTTTTATTTCATACAATGAACCAGATGCAGATGCCAACTTTAATGCACTAAAAGAACGATTTCCTTTAGTCAAGCGTGTTAATGGTATTAAGGGTATACATCAAGCTCATATTGCCGCTGCCAAAAAAAGTTTTACTAAAATGATGTGGGTAGTAGATGCAGATGCAGTTGTATTGAATTCTTTTAAATTTGATTATCTAGTACCAGAGTGGGAAACAGATGTAGTACATGTTTGGCATAGTATTAATCCTATCAACAGTTTATCATATGGATATGGTGGGATAAAGCTATTGCCGAGATCGTTAACAGCAAGAATGAATGTTAACAATCCAGATATGACTATGAGTATAAGTAAGAAATTTAAAGTAATGAAAGAAGTTAGCAATATTACTGCATTCAATACTGACGAGTTTACCACTTGGCGATCGGCATTTCGCGAGTGCGCAAAATTAGCATCTATTAAGGATTCTGAAGCTACTGAACGTTTAGACACATGGTGTAATGTTAGTAATGGACATTACGGAATCTATGCAATTGCAGGTGCAGTTGCAGGTAGAAAATACGGTGAAAAAAATGCTGGCAATATACCAGCATTAAGTAAAATCAATGACTTTAAATGGCTAGCTGATCAATTCAAGAGTCATAGGGAAAATATCAGCAATAACCTTAGCACAGGCTAATGCTACTTCTTGATGCTCTTTTTGTGTACCATTAGCACTGCGTAGTTCAATAAAATGAATCCAACTGCGTAGTGTACCATTCATATAAATTCTGCTTTCTATAAGACCTTCTGGCAATACTGCTCGAGCTTGTTCTTTGGCAATGCCACGCTCTATTGCTTCTTGGTAGATCAAACGGCTATGTTCAATGATGAACTTTTGCTTGGCATCCCACCATGCTTGTAACTCTGTATCGCTTGTGGAAATACTGTTCTGTCTATTTTTTGTATCTTGGAGTCGTGCTTCTCGCAGTACAAACGACAGGTCTCGAGTAGGATCAGCATATCGCTGACTGAATTCTTGAAAGCTGAAGCTACGATGTCTGAGGATCTGTCGTGCAATATCTCTTGTTGTGGAGATTTCAATACAGGCTGAGACCATTTCGAGTGGTGACCAGTGCTGGTGTTTGATGAGGTATCGGATGAGTTTTTCGGATGTTTCTGTATTGAGTTGATTGGAGGGATTAGACACACGGGCGCAATACGCAATGAGTTCCTGCGCATCTGTGAGGCCCAAATCTCTAAATTCCGGTGTAGGTTGGGAGTAACTGAGTAGTTGAACATGCATTATTTATAACTTCTTTTTTTTAAGGAATTTTTGAGTACTACGTTCAATATCTCTTCTAACTTTAACGGTATCTAGTTTAAAATCGACGTTATCTACTTTATCTTCATAATTAACAACTAGTTCAGATAAATTCTTTTCAAAAGCAGGCCACCCATCACGTTTAATTTCTGGGGTGATTCTTATCTCCCAAGTCTTACCATCTTTAAAATTGACCAGAACGGCATGGAGATACCTAAGAGGTAACACATTAAGTTTTACCTCACTGAATACTTCTGGCCAATTTTCTATAAGATCTTTAGAAAGTGATTTACCTAAGTTAGACAATTTTTTTCTTAGTCGGCGATAGTTCTTCAGCTCGTCGTCTCATTGCAGCCGCTTCTTTGGCTAACTTATCTGCTTGGCTACGATAAAACTTTGCTTCAGCATCTGGACTATCAAACGATGTTGGTGTAGCTGTAACAGCTTCAACTTCATTTACACTTGCCGACGTAGTCTTGGCAGCACTATTATCTTTAACTGTCTCAGTAGACTTTGCGACAGTTTTAGCTGCCTCAGATTCCTGTTCGTCAAATTGTGGCTTGAGAGCAAGATCGTCAACTGACACTCCGCGCTGTTCAGCAATAATTTGATTTAATTCACTCAGTTGTATAGTGACACCAGGACTTGGATTCATCTCGATAGAGCTAGTACCCATCTTGAGAAGACGTCCATTTGCATGTAACCATTTAAGCATATTGTTACCATCGCTGAATGTTGTACGCATCAGTATGTCAGCAAATTCATAAGAATCTTGTCCAGCATGTCCTTCGACTAAATTGATAATACTATTATGATAACTATCATTTAATGTATCTGTAGGGATAACCAAGCAACTGCTAGATTCGCCGGGTAGTGTACGATATGCTACTAAACAACGCTGTTTAGTTGATATTACACGACCTACGTGTTTAAGTTCAGCCATATTATGCTCCTGTTGGTGCGGCAGCTTTCTGTGCTTCTGCTTGTTTAGCAACTGTTGCTAAAAATGATTCTAGCTTGGTGTATGTTTGCCCAACAGCTACCATTTCATTTGGTTTAAATGCACCACGTGAACTAGCAATATCGATAATGATTTTCATGGCATTAAGGTCATTAATTGTTAGTTCATTTGAATTTTCTCCGCCTTGAGCTTGTGATTGCTCTTGCGTATCTTGTACTGTATCAGTCATAATATCTCCTTTGAATGTACGTATATAATTATCTCTGTTGCAAATACGGACATGCGATTGTGAAGAAACTGAGTTCTTTCTCTGACTCAAATCCAATATGCGTATTATAGACTATTGTGTTAGTATTGTCTAGGGCAATACCTTGCCCTATATAATACCTGTTGTTTAGATTGGATATAATCCAATGGTCGATCTTTTTAATCAACCCTGGATTATATCTGTCTAAGTTTGTATATTTAAAATGCGGGCAGGCAAAATCAACCCTTCTTAAATTAAAATAATTTAAGGGATTTGGCTTACCATTTTTTAAACTCATGCGGTTTCTACCGCTTCTTCATAATATGCATGTTCGCCCCAAGGCGGCACGATTTTATCATTGCCGTGGATGATGAACACTGTATCACAGTAATTTTCATCTCCCCAACTACTATAAGGATAACCATCTGTAAACATGATAAACTTTTTAGGGTTAATATCGTGTTCCTTCATATAATTCCAATTGGCATCAAAATCGGTACCACCGCCACCCATCACTTCGTAGTCATCGAACTCGTCCATTGAGTAGCCGTCAAAATCTGCTTCGTTGTACACACGGGTATCAAAGCACCAAACTTTAATTTTAAAGTCTTTGTATTCTTGCATAATACCTTTGATCTCTGACAAGAAATCTTTTGCCTGCTCGTCTCCAATTGAACCTGACATATCAATTGCAATACAAATATCAATAGTTTCTTCGTAGTTAGTTCCAGGCAAAATTGCACTCATGTGCCATCCCTTACGGTTAGGGCGCATAAATGTGTAGTCATTCTTAATTGTACTTTGGATTTGTTGACGCAGAATCTCACGCCAGTTCATTTTTGCTTCTGTAAGTTCTTTAATCATGCGCTGTACACTAGCCGGAGTATTTCCCGCACCCGCTGCCTGTGCCGCTTGCATAGTTGCTTCGCGAACCTCGTCACGAATCTGCTTCATTTCTTCTTTAGTGTACTTTGGCTGTCCGTCTTTACCTTTAGGTCCAGTCCAATCAATGTGATCATCTAGCAATTGACCAATATCAATCTTATCAGCATTATCATACAACTCGTCGTAGATTTCTTCAGCACCTTTGCCGTAGTATTTTGGATCGTTGTAGATATTAATCTCTGGAGGTTGTTCTCCAATACGATCTCGAGTCAATTGTCCGTTTACGCAATAGTCAGCCGCGGCATTCCAAATCTTACGGTCTCTATTTTCCACACGACCCATGTGATCAAAAACATTATGAAGAATCTCGTGTGCAATAACGAACTCTACTTGCTTAGTAGTCATTGGTGCAAAAAAATCACGATTAAAATAGATAGTACGGCCATCTGTTGCCGCAGTCATACACCACTCGGTGGCTTCTTCAATTTTAAGACGTGTAGCCATATTGCCAAAGAACGGATGACGAAGTAGCAAACCTACTCGTGCTACAATAATTTTATCGATGATTGGATCTACATGTGACATATCTGCTCCTAAATGTTTTACTATGTATATAGTATAACACCTCCCGAAGGAGGTGTCAAATACAGCTAACTCGATTACTTCTCAGTAGCGGCGCTAATGTACTTACCAAACTTGGCGTGGAATGCATCAAAACATTTGATCTCGTCTGGATCCAGTGGCAATTTGTAAGTGCTCAATGCCAATTTGGTACCCATAATAACCAATTCTGTTTCAAAGTTATTCATCATAAATTCGAAGAAGTTATTAACTTGATTATTCCAATTCTTTGCGTTTTTGTCGCAAGCATCTTTGAGCTCGTAGCACAACGAAATTGTCAAAGAATACATAGCTGAAATTTCTTTGGATTCCATTTTCTTAACAGAACCTGCCAAAATATCTGTAGGGTTAGGCATCTTGCTAGAAATTTTGCGGTGTGCCATAAAGCTAACAGCAAGTCCTTCACCTACCGAACCACTGATCAAATCAGTCAACGTATCAGCATCGCAGTCGTCGTCTGTGAGCAATTCGCTGACAAAAGACCAAGAGCGTGGAGTAGCAAACGCACGTGAGCTAGACTTTGGATCAAAGTCGTACAAGCTCTTCTTACTGAAGCTCAAGAAGCCGACTACATCTTGATGAATCTTGTTTTCAACAGCCCACTCAAAGTAGTCATCCCACTCAACAGTCATTTCCAAGTGAACAAAACGGTTAGCCAACGGAGCAGGCATACGGAATGTAACACCCTTGTCAGTTTCACGGTTACCAGCCGCAACCATTACAACATTGTCAGGCAGTTTGTAAGTACCAACACGGCGATTCAAAATAAGCTGATATGCCGCAGCCTGTACAGCAGGCGCCGCACTATTCATTTCATCTAAGAACAGTACAATCTTCTTGTGCTGTTTTGCCATCTCATCATCAGGCAATTCCGAAGGAGGAGCCCAAACCATTTTATTTGTGTTTGAGTCAAAATATGGAAT